AGAAGAAATATTTGATGCAAAAAACTTATTATACAAAGCTGGTTATCAAATTGCAATATTTAACGTATCAGATATTACAGACCATTTTTATTGTTCTGAAGATATGGCACACCAAATATTAGAAGAGGTTTATGACGATATGGATGAAGATAGCTGGAACGAGATAGTGTATAAATGCAATCATTACGAAATAAAACAAAAAGATTAAAAAAATGAAATATAGCAAAAAAATATCCCCAGAATTAAAAGACATACTGAAGTCTTGCACATCAGTAAGCCAACGAGAAGAAACAGCAACCAATCATAACATATCTATTCATACATTGAATAGCGTTATTAATGGTAGCAGAAATATAACATTAAAAAACCAGAAGTGCATACAAGATCTATTAGCAAAAGCAATTAACAATGCAAAAGAAATGCACTTTACATTATTAGATTATTACCAAGAAATAAAATACCTATAAAAGAAAAAGCCCTCTGGGTCAATCGAGGGCTTTAATCACAATATGAAGAAACATTTAAGTTTCACACAAAACAGATACAAGGTTAACAACAAAAATTTTAACGAAATAAACATTATTTAAACATTTTAATTATATTTGTCCAATGAATTTATACACAAAACTAAACGAGGTCAAAAAAGAGATTGGAGCAATTTCTAAAGACAGCACAAATCCATTTTTTAAGTCAAAGTATTTTGACATTAATTCACTTCTCAGACACGTAGAGCCATTACTGCAAAAGAATGGTCTATTGTTATTACAGCCAATTATTAAAGGCGAGGTCTTTTCTGAGATCTTAGACGTAGAGTCTGGAGAAAGTGTAACAAGTGCCATACCATTACCTAATATGGAAGATCCACAGAAGTTAGGATCGGCAGTAACTTATTACAGACGATATACTCTCCAGTCATTATTGGGATTACAAGCAGAAGATGACGACGCTAACTCAGCCAGTCAAGCTACAAAAAGCCAAAAGCAATGGGTAAACCACGGCGATAAGATCTGGAACGCAGCAGTAGACAAAGGTGTAACTCTTAGCGAGTTAAAAAAGCACTATTCTATTAGTAAAATCAACGCAGAAGTATATCCAATAAAATGAAACAATTTAAGATAAGAGCATCTGCTTCCAGTAGTTTAATGACAAAGCCTCGTAATAAAAACGAGGTCTTGTCTAAAACAACCAAATCATATATAGATCAATGGATTAAAGAACAGATCTATGGTGTACAAAAGAACATAAAGTCCAAATATCTAGATAAAGGTAACCAAGTAGAGGATATGGCCATAGATTATGCTGGTCAAGAAAAAGGTTGGCTATTCGCACAGAAAAACGACGAATTCTTTGAAGATGAATATTTTTGTGGTACACCAGATGTGATCTTGGACGATAAGATTATAGACATAAAATCAAGTTGGGATTGTTTTACTTTTCCATTATTTGAAAAAGACATACCAAATAAAGCATATTATTACCAATTACAAGTTTATATGCACTTAACTGGTAAGCGTAAAGCAGAATTGGTATACGTCTTAATGAATACACCAGAACACTTAACTTATGAAGATAGCCACGACTATTCAGAAGTAAGTAGCGAGTATCGTATTAAGATCTATCCTATAGAATATGACGAAGAGGTTATTAAAAACTTACAAGAAAAAGTAGAACAAGCAAGGGTATACATAAACGAAATATGCAACTAGTGAAAGATTACAAAACAGAAAATCACGATTACCTATTCATTAGAAATACACTAAAGAAAGGGTACACACATCTAAATACAATAGTAGGTCTATGTAGAAAAGTTGGGATGAAAGAAGCACACAGAAAGATTACCGACCTAGTAAAGATGGAACAAATAGAGCAAGTAATGGTGCAAGACGAAGATGGAGATATCAGATATAAATATTTTCCAAAGCAAGACAAACCATCTTGTTATTCGGCTGCTGGCATAGAAAGTATTGGTGGTTGGCAAAGCGATGGAGTTTTAAAAGGTAAATTAACATTCGATAAGCTAATAAATTGCATATCTAAATACTATAATATACCAGTCAAAGAGATTACTGGAAACCACAGAAAGCGAGAAAAAGTAATGTGCAGACAAATGTTTTGTTACATAGCTAAAGAAAATATGCCAGAAGCATCTTTAAAAAGTATTGGTGATTTTTTAGGTGGACGAGACCATTCTACTGCAATACACTCGATACAAAAAGCATCAGATCTAATGACAGTAGAAAAGAAATTTAAAAAGGATTACATTAAGTTAAACGAATTTATCAAAATTAATTTATAATATGAACATCACAAAACAAGTAAAACAGCTATTGACGGAAAACCCAGAAATGAGAGACAAACCAAAAAAGCTATTACGCAAAGCATTGCAAGATGCTTATGGTATTAACATTCTATCTTCTATGATAATTGCAGAGCATTATAAAAATGTTTTAACCATTACTAGAGCCAGTCGTAAAATTCAGCAAGATCACGAAGAGCTGAGAGGTAAAGAATGGGCAAAGCGTAAAGGCATAAAAGCTGATATAGTCAAAGCTAAACTAGGGTACAAATGAAATTATTTTTAATTGTGTTAAATGTTAGTATATTTCTGACCACTTCCTCTATGGAGGTGGTTAGGAGTATTCCTAAAAACAATTTAATAGAAGCGATAATCTACGTTGAAAGTAGAGGGGATACAAACGCACATAATATCTCAGAAGATGCAGTAGGTTGTTTACAGATTAGACCAATTATGCTACGAGAGGTTAATAGGTTATTAGGATATAACAAATACAAGTTAACAGACAGATGGAATAGATCTAAGTCCATAGAAATGTTTAACGTAATTAAAGAACATACAACTAATCCAACAGATGAAAAGTTAGCAAGAAACTGGAACGGAGGTTGGAATGGATACAAGAAACAATCAACACTTAAATACTGGCACAAAGTCAAACAACAATTATGAACTGGAAATATTATGCAATAACACTTGGATTTGCCTTAATGGTAGCATCACTTATTATCAATGATCTAACAAGAATGAAAAAAGATAATAAAACTGAAGTAATTATCCAACCAGAATTAAGCGATATTGATGGATTGCTAAACGAAATCGATACATTAGAATTAAAATCAGACACTATAAAGTTATATTATGAAAAAAAGGTTTACAACTATCATATTTTGCCTCGTTCTGAGCGTATTAAGTTATTCGCAGATCGAATTAATAGATAACAACAACGATACATTAGTTTGTATTACCTATTCACAAATGGATAAGATCTATGTTGAGCTGTTACAAAAAGACAGTTTGTTAGAACAAGCTAAAATAAGACGTTCTAAGGAGTTTAAATACATACAGATAATAGATAGTACCAGAAAAGACATAAATACTCTTAAAACATACTCAAATGACCTTGAAAGCGATTATAGTGAGTTATTGTTAGTTAACGAAAACAAACACCAAAAAATAATAAGACAAAGAAAAGTTGGTTTAATTATGCTTGGTGTAATAATTTTACAAGCATTACTATAATGCAAACTCAGTAGCTTCGTCAATATTTAAAAAACAAACTTTTTTTGTAATTATATTATTGTTATAAAACTCAGTTGTGGCTCTTAGTTGCTTTTCAACCCAAATAGGCTCTATATCGTGCAAATTAAAAGAATAAATACCCTCTGGTGTGGAGTTTATATAGATTGGATCGTCTAGGTGTTTACCAGTTTCAAAGATCATCGCATCATACTTCTTTTTTTCGAGTAATAAAGTAGGATAATGTTTACGTCTACATTTTAGCTCTATTCTATGCTTGAATTTTGGAGAATAACAATCCCATCGGCTCATTTGATTTTTTGACTTGACCAAATCAAAATAAACAAACTCTTTTAGCCAATTAAATAGATCTTCTTCCTTCCAATTATACATTAATACTCTTCGGCTTGTACATCAAAACTTGGACAAGCTTTGTTAGAAAATTCGTTATGTCCGTGTATGGTAATTTCTGGATACACTTTTCGTATTCTTTCTATTAGTTTTACCAACGACTCTTTTTGTTCTTCAGTTCTTGTATCGCTTGGTTTACCTTTTTCGTCAACACCACCAGCGTAAGCAACACCAATACTAAATTTATTATGACCTCTACAATGTGCTCCAATTAATTCGATTGGTCTACCAGATTGAATTGTACCATCAAGTTTTATATGATAATGATAACCACAATCTGACCAGCCTCTATCTAAGTGCCATTGTCTAATGTCCTTAACATCTACATCGTGATCTGGCTTTGTAGCTGTGCAATGGATTAAAACTTTGTTAATTGGTCTCAAAACTTTTTTAATTTTTTTCATAATTGATTGTTATTGTGAATATCAAGAAATACAAAGTTACAGAATTATAACTAAATTCCTCATCAGCACCAACATACTCCCATCCTAAAGCGAATCTATCGTGTGGATAATGTCCTACAATGTAGATCTCATAATTCATTATAGTTGTTTTTTAACGTCTTTTAGATTGTTGATAATTTCAAGCAGCTTTGCGATTAGCGAATAGCCCTTAACTGCCTCAAAACTTTCATCTATTGATTTAGCTTCATTTATTATTAGCGTTAATGCAATAACCTTAGTAGCCATAAACTCTACGTCAACTACATTAGAAACAAGTGAGTTAATTATAAAGACATCTGAGCCGTAAACCATCATTACAGTTCCAACATACGACAATAACTTTGGTACTAATCCAGACCTAAATGCCTTACTTGATAATTTCTCACCTAATTTTTTAGCTTTCCATACACCAAAGCCAGTATCTATCATTGTAGATAAAGCTACGATTACGATAATGCCCTTTATTGGGGCAAAGAATAATAGCAAAGAATAAAATATACTACTTAGCCAAATCTTCATCACTCTCTGGTATTACGCAATATTCACTCTCTGGGTATTTAATGCAATATGCCTTTAAATAAAGCGAGTCATCTCCAGCGAATGTGTGTACACCAACTGGGTCAGGATACACCTCATAATCCTCAAGGCTTTCAACCTCTTCATTTAATAACATATCAACGCTATACATAGTCGATAGGTCTGTGCATTCTGGCTCTTCACCCTCCGACCACGCTCGGCATATGAACCCAATCTCAACGACTGCATTGATTGCTGGTATTAATGTTTCGTTTCCTTCCTCATCTTCTTTGTATAAGGTTGGTCTAATGGTTGCCCATTGTTCATCTGTAAATTCGTATTTTTTAAAAATCATTTTTTTACTCTTGTTCTTTTTATAGGTGTATTTATTACCCTTAACTTGTTAATGCTATTAATTCTT